CCCTGTATTGACCTGCGGGGTGAACGATGGAGGCGCACCTGGCCCAACCTGCGTAATACGGTCGATCCACTGCCCCGTATATTGCCGTGGAATGTCGTTTCCGGTCGATAGATCGTTGAAGCAGACATACTCCCTATCATCCGCCGTCACTGACTTGGCGTAACCGTTCACGGGAAGGCCACTCAGCAGCGGCGTAAGCACCCCAGGCGCGTTTGTAACGTCCTCAACCCACCATTCTCCCTCCGCGTCGATAGCGAGCGTCTTGAGGCTTCCATTCGATGCAGGAAAGCTCTTGATGTACTGGAAGTTTGCCGATGCCCCAGACACTGAAACCGTGATAGCAACGCTGTTGAGTAGGAACGCCGCCAGCTCGAATGAACTGTTTGCCGCGAACCTCACGCCAAACGTCGTATCATTGACATTCAGCCCCGTCGTACCCCATAAATCAAGCGGCCCTCCGAACGATGTAACCGGGCACGTCGCAATCTTTGGCGCACCAACCGGAACACCACCGATGATGAGTTGTGCCGTTATGTTCCCCGGCGTGTTGCAGTTGCCATTCAGAATGACCGTGATCCCGGCCAACGGCTGAGTCACGTTAAACGCAAACTGAGTCACGTCGATAGTCCCTACAGAAAGCCCCGACGCCGAAGCGTAGAGGCTTGTGTTGTAGGCATTCGCTGGGTTCGACCATGCCGAGCTTACAGCATGGCTTCCCGGTTCTGTGACCGAGTTTCCAGCAGACGACGAATAGACTCCGCGAGTCCCTTTGCGGGACACAACACTCCCAACAGCAAAGTCCACATCATGCACGCGCGGCGAGACGCCGGACGGTAGACTGTCCGGCCCCGCGTATGTCACGAGTCCACCAAACGTGGTTAGGTTGAGGGAAGACTTGCCACTGAGATTGTGCAAGTTACCCTCGCAGGAACGTGAATGTTGCGGGGATGCCTGCCGCAACGGTAATGTTCACCGTCAAGCCAGCACCCGATCCGATGATGTTGGTGGTTACAGCAGCAGTAGCCGCCACAGCCGCTCCCTGCGCGGTAATGGTTATGGCAGTCGGAACGCCCGCTGAAACGCTGACAACCTGGCCGACCAGACCCGGCGAGCCAGCCACCGAGAAAGTGTCGTTCGCCGCATAGCCAGTCCCGGCCACGTTGATAGCGATGGTTGTCGCCAGCAGAGCAGCAGGAATTGCCCCCGTAGACACTTCAGTTGTGCCATTCCAGAGGCGGATTGACTTGTTTACGCTGTCGAAGAACGTGGAATATCCAGCGGTGGGCTGAATCGTCGAAGGGGGTACTGGAACCGACTGCCCAGGCCCATTTGCGCCGGTATAGGTCGGGGGGATAACCAGCTCGGTGCCAGAGGCGTTGTAAATCGAAGTGAAGTCGATGGGGATGCCCGTCGAAGTCGTGTACAGTCCAGCCAAACCGAGTAGGCCGGAGAGGGTGAACTTCTTTTGGGTTTGATCGTAGCCAGCGGGGCGGTTTGCGAGGGTGAAAGTAGGTGCAGCCATGTGATTCTCCTTATGAGCAATCTTGCGAGCCAAACGGCTGACGCGCAAACTGCTTTGTTTGAGAGTTGAGTACGGATTTTGCAGTGAGTTTCTTGGTAAACTTTGTTGCTTGTGCTTCTGCTATTTGGAACTGATCGGGACTCAGCCGTTCGGCGTAGTACGCGATCATCTTGAAAGCAATAGCATTTCTGCTTCCTTGAATTGGAACAAAAGTGGTGGAGAAATCACTGCTGTCTCCTGTGATTTCCTGCCAGACTGCCTCGTACCGAAGGCGCATATCAGTTGCGAGCAATGCCCCATTCATCCAAAGTTCATTGTTGCCGCGCATCTCGTACTGGCCGAGTCCGTAGCCCTGATACACGCCAGAAAGCCCAGCCGGAGCCGGAGTCATTGGGAAGAACGTCGCGCCGACATTCGATGGACGTTGCCACACCTTCATCAGATACTTCAGATCAGGAGGAAGCATATAACTTCCGTTCCATGTTGATCCGTCATAGTATCCGGCATAGGTGATTGCAACCTGTGTCTCAGGATTCGCCACAAAAATCGGAGGGATGCCGTTTATCAGGTAATTGTCGCGGATGAGGCGCATATCCCCAACGAGTCCGAGATCTTCATAGAGGTCTTCGATCCCAGAATTGAGAAACGGAAGCATCCACGGGGCGGCATCTGTGTTGATCTGCCCCGATCCGCCGTCAAAGCTATCGTTGATGATGGAACGGTAGAGCGTGCAGATAGACTCTAAGCTCGGTGCGCCCTCCAGCCCGTCATTGCCAACTACGTTAGCCATACTGCCATCCTATCATTCGACGTGCCAGAGATGCTGAAACTTCCGCTGACCAGGCATCCATCCCCGCACCTCCGACACGAAGCTCTTATCGCGGGTTGGGAGTCCTTCCAGCCCATCGAAACTCTTCCGGCACGTCCTCGCGCGACTTGACGCCCGCGTTGACCGCCGCTTTCCACCCCTCAACGCTTGGGTTGATGCAGATAACTCCCAGCGTCTCGGACTTGTGGAACTTTGCCCCAGCCGGGATACTCTCGCCGCACGTCTCGCAGGTCTTCATCTCGGTCAGTGCTGTGTTGTAGGGAGTCTTCAGCCGTGCATAGTTGAGCGCGTCGATCATCTCCTCATTGAGAATCAGGGGGAGTTTGGCAGGACTCGCCGAACTGGTCGTCTGATAGAGCCTCACAAGTCCCGTGTAGCGGTCACGCAGCCGCTTCTCTGCCGGTGCAATCTCCGCTTCGGTTGGCTGGTCATGGACATTCCCATTCTTGGCGTCGAATGGGCGAACGATGAAAAATAAACCTCTTGACAAGAGATTCGTCCCGTCTTCCATCATGTTCGGGACAACGTAATCCTGATCCAGAGAAAACGTATTCTGCGGGTTCAGCCAGTCCATCGCAACCCACTTGCCGTCGTCCGCAGTCGTCCTGCGTTGGTCTTTCGACCCTTCCACGGCCAGATTGTCGGTGTAGTATTTCGGGTCATTGAAGCTGGCAACCTTGCGGAACCGCTCTTTCGGGTCGCGTCCTGCGAACTTGACTCCGCCACTCACCGAAAACTGCTCGCGGGTGTTGACAGTGAAGATCGTGATGACGTTCTCAGGGTTTCGGCTCATGTTGCGGTCAAAAGCGTACTCGCCTACGTTGTTGCCGCGAGACATTCCCATCGAAATATCCGAATGGTAAACAGAGGGTGACGACATTAGATTGGTCTCCTTTTGGTCAATTCTAAGGCTTGTTTTACTCGTACCGGATCATGTAAGAAGCGTTCGATTGCTTCCGTCCTGTCTTGAACCTGTTTTGCCGTGGCAATCCCGCGATAGTTCTCACGGCTTGCCCCAAAGTCATGCGCGAGTTTTGCTTTTGCTTCTTCTTCTCGCGTAAATAGAAGTTTGGATTTCTCCTCTGTCGTCAAGTCCAGAAAGTCGCGTATCAAAGGGAACATCTCGCGGACGAAGGCAAGGTCGGGAGCGGGATACTCAAACTCCATCACATCACCCTTGATAACCGCCTTCTTCAGCGTCCGCACCACTCGATAACGGCCTTGACGCGGATACGGGCCTGCCGTATACAGACCGATGGGGAGTTCAAGATTGTTCGCGTTCCACTCTTCTTCGCTCCCCCAGAACTCCGGGCCTTCCCACTTCATCAGCAGCCAGCAATCCTCTGCACAGACACGGAAATACCCGTAACTTTTCCCGTTGGAGATGAGTTGGGTTTCTTGGCCGCTCCATGCGAAGCGATAGTTTGGCCTGCCGTAAAAGTTCCGGCCACCGGCTTGCGTGAGGGCTTTTTCTACTTCTGAGCTGACTTTCAAGGACGGTCACTCCTTATGAATCGCCGGGATTATGGCTCCCGGCTGGCCAGTTGTTTAGATGGAGGTGAGAGAGACGGTCGGGAGGCTGGACAGATAGAATCCACCCTTCGGATCGGTGCAGATCATGTTCAACGCCTGCTCCCATGCGAACATCTTGGAGTTGAGGTAAGTCCAACCCGTGCCGTATCCGCCAGCCTGCGCCGGAACCGGAACGATGGTCATGCCCTCACCGAAGTCCTTGAGTCGCATCGGGAACGCCTCGCCGATGATGAAATCCTTCGGTCGAACGCGGTCGGCGCGGGTCATGTCGCAAGTGGTAGACCAGAGACAGTCTTCGCCAAGGAACGTCTTCTGCATTCCCTTCGCCAGATCGGGCACTGCGCCCTTACCGCTCAGGTCATACGTCGGCGTGTACTTGTTGTAGAAGTCGCTGGCGAACTGCGCTCCCTGGGCCGGGTTGACGTACCAGAATGCACCCTTGTCGTTCTGGAGGTAATTCTTGTCGCCCTGTGCCCTCATGCGGATAGCTTCGATCTTCGCAGCCAGGGAAGGCGGCAGAGATTGCGCATTCGCGTTGAGTGTTGGGGTCGATAGGCGACCAGGGTAGTTGGCCTTCGTGATTCCAGCCAGCGTCCCTGAGTTTCCGTTGCGATACCAGTACTTCAGCCCATAGACCGCAGAACCAGCCGCGCCGGTGCCACCCTGGACAACCAGAATGTCGCCTGTGGTGGTTCCCCCCGGAAGGGCAGCAGTCGAGTAGATGATGCCAGCAACCGGGTCGGTGAAGCTGATGGTGAATGAACCACGCGCACCCCCGCCGACTGCCGGGAAGACCTGCACAACCATCTGGTCAGTGAACAGCGCAGCGTTGATGCCGACGATGCTGGAATACGTTGCGGTGCCAATCGTACCGCCGCCCGTCGCGCTGTTGACCGTGCCGGTCGAAGGGATGGTGTCGATAGTGCCCGAAGCATCGCCGTAGATCAAGCCTTCCATGTCGTTCATAAACGAGTCGGACGAATACTCCATCTCGCTCGAAGGCAGTTTGATCTTGCCGCGCCCACCCGCCACAGCCGCAATCGCATCCGACGCGATCTCGGTCACTCCGAGGTACTGGAAGGGGGTTGCGACGAACGAATCGTAAGCCGATGCAGAGCCACGCGGAATCGGGGGCACACTGCCAGGAGTTGAAAGCGCCATTGCGGTGAAGTTGCCGCCGCCCTGCGCACGGAATCCCGCACGGAACGCGCCGCGAGTGATCGTCCCAGAAGAGGTATTGAACCCCACTGGAACTTTCTTCGCACCGTTCTTGATGAGTTTGTTGTACAGACCGTTGAAGAAGGGCTGGTAATTCTTCAACTCGTTATCGGCCCAGACTTCGACCTCTACGCCTTCTACCGCTGTTTCCGAAAGTGCGCCTGCCATGATGTTTATCCTCTTGATTGAATTTCGCGCTTATCGCAACGCGGGATGCGGGTCTTCACATCATTCAACCGAGAGGCGTTATATTTCACACCGCTGGCAATTCGGGGGTCAATCCGTTTTGCTTCAGGAGGCACTCGGATACTGCAAACAATATAGCACACTACGCCCGAACGACTTGCACCGTCCGGTTGCCCTTCAAAAAGAACTTGCCAATCTTTGCCGTCTGGTCGTACCCAGCCGCATCCATCTTCGCCATGTCCCACTCGGACTGATCGGGCGTCTTCGCAACGCGCACCGCGCCAGCATCGGTCGTTGACGTGCCAGCCGCGGCAACGGGCTTGGCCTTACGCATACCGCCGTACCGCGCCGTTACCAGGCCGTCAATGATCGCCTTACCTACAGCCGGATCATCAATCCGGCCTCGGATGTAATCCATGACCTTCTCCGGGTTGCGGCCCTTCAGAGACTTGAAAGCTGCGAGTTGCTTCTGAAACGCAGTATCCGCTCCCAACTTGTCTACCAGCTTCGTATTGTATGAATCGGCAAGATCGGACTTCTGCGCATCGGTCAGACTGAGTTGCTTCAGGTACACTTCAGCATTCTTGGCGAATGATTCCGTGACGTACTGATTCGTCTTCTCAGTGATCCCGCCGATGAATGACTGATCGTCTGCCTCACGGCGCGAGTTCAATTCCGCCTGAAGCCTCTGTACTTCTGGGCTGGCCGTCTTCGTTCCCCCCGGCATTGTTCCTTTGCCCTGCACCTGGGCCTGATACCAGTCGTATTGCTGCTTGATGAGTTCTTTCAGTGGCTCATTGTCGCCTGCCGCCTGATACATCTTCTGGAGATGTGCCTCCATTCCTGTACCCTGCAATGCAGCCGCAAAGTGAGGCATCACCGCAGCCGCGAACGCTTGTGGGTCTTTCGTGCTGAGTTCTGCCAGTGCATCGGGCAACATCTGGTAAAAGCCCTTCTGCATCGACTCAGGAAGTTCCGAAATTACTGAGTAGTCGCCAGCCTCGATCTTGGCGTCCACTTGCTCAACGTCAGCCACGCGCTGCATAAGGTCGGCAGCAGCCTCAGAGCCGCCTAGAGCGTCCAGCGTGGACTTCCATGCCCGTACATCCTCCAAGCCCTTCGGCGCGACCTCCTGCAATGCCTGATAGCGGGCATAGTTGTCCCGCATCTTCGTGAGCATGTCAGCTTTGTCGGGGTAGAGTTCGCGGAGTTCCTTGAGAGCCTTAGACCACTCAGGATTGAACCGCCGACCATCAACCTTGTCAGCTTCGGTCTGCTGTGTACTCTCTTGGTTCTCGCCCTGAGTTTCCGCTTGGTCGAGTTCTTGCGTTTCAGCAGTGGTGGATAATTCCTGGTCGCTTTCGGTCGCTTGGTCGATTACTGCGGCTTCATCTGCCATTGGTCAATTCTCCGTGGTCTATTTGCTGTGGTTCATCCCGGCAAAACCCTTTGCGCTGGCTATCATTCTGCCAAGCCGCCCGCTGTGGTGCCCCTGCAAGTCCTTCGCAGGTATCTTCTCGCCTTGCGGAACACCCAACGCACGATGCAATGCTCCGGGATGCTCAGTAAACGATCCTTTTGCGCCCAAATTGACTGTCTTCGTCTTGGGCTTCTTCGTCATCGCATCCGCTACCACTCCGCCTACGCTCTTGCTATTCATTGCGCTCATCGCAACCCTAACTTTCTGCGAAGGCGAATAGGAAGTTTAGTATTCGCATCAGCGTTCAATTTGTTTGTGTAAATCTGAATCGCCATCTTTCTAATGCTCATTCCAATGCCTTTCCTGAGTATGAGAGTTTTTGTTTCGTCGGAACACCCTGCCCATCAACGCCTTCCTTTTCCTGCACGATCTCATGCACATCTGGCGTAGGCTGCACGTCCTCTGGCGCTACTGTGATGCCGTATTCCTTTGCCAGCACTGCAACCTGAGCAACCGGGCCGAGCTTGTCAACGGCCATCGTCACACCCGGCTTCACTTCAGGCATCGGAGGCGGAGCGGACAGCTTTTGAGCCATCTGTGTATGTCCCTGCCAGTGCATCATCAGGTTCTGGAAGATGGGAGGCTTTTCGCGCTTCAACTTCTGCCCTTCCGGTGAATTGATCTTGTTGAAGCAGGTCGCAGCCTCAATTGCATGGTTCACGCTGGCATCCTGCTCGACCGGCACAGAGCAAACCGTTGGTGGTATCTGGCTCACGGCCTGCTGTACCTGCTGCATCGCTTGTTGGCCTTCAGGTGACTGCGACTCTGCCTGGGCTTGCGGATCGGTCGCCGCGTGTATTTGAGACTGCTGTAGAGCCATCTGAGCCTGAGCCAGCGCAGGATTAGGAACCGGGACAGTCTTGAGAATGATATCAAACTCTTCCTGCTGTTTTCGCACCGAGTCAGTCCCAGAAATCAGGATTCCAAACCGCTTCGTCACCCGGTTCAATGCCTCGAAGTTCATGGGGTCATTTAAGCTCTGTGCCAGAACAGGAACATTCGCTGAGTTCTCTACCGCATCCATTAACCGCGATTCCTTCTCAGCCTCAGACTCAGGGAATCCGCTGTCCGCCTCTGGGAAACAATACGCATCCCCGTTTGCCATCTTCGAGAAGTCAACCGAGATGCGACCGACGCCCGGAACCATGCCCGATGCTTTCCCTTGCCGGTTCTTGCCAGCCCACTTCGCAGCGTTACCGCATGAGATTGCAATTCCCCATGTCATTGCGTTGTAGGGAGTTCCAAACACCTGCAAAGCCTGGTCGCGCTGGATTGTGATGCCGCCCACGGTGTCTGTGTTGGTATCTTGCCCAAACATAGAAGGACTTGCGCCGTCCAGGGCTTCAGGCAAGCCGTCAATCATCTGCTGAATGAAGTCGGCAAGCTGCGCGGGAGGAGTAGGAACTTGCTCGATCCCCGTATAGCTTGAGATGTCTTCCCCGGCATCGCGCGTGACCGGCATCGAGTATGCGGGGTCGTTTCTCTGCTGGGTAATCGCCTCGGAACTAATCTTCTCAGCGTCGTGCATCTTGCGCGGAACACAAGCCGTCATGTAGCGATTGAACAGGTTGAAATCGTAGTTCAAAACCTTTTGCGTGGTCAGGTTGTTTGTGCCAATTGCTCGCCGGTTCTGCCCAGTACCCTCACGTGAGTACAGGATAATCACGCAGTCGTCCATCTTCTCGTTGCGGCAGTAGGCAAACTCCCCACCGCAGAAAACAATCCTCATCCCATCGGGGAACATCGACCGGAACTGCTTACGCAATCCCTCATCGACAATATCTCGGTACTGCGATGGCCTGACCCACCATGTATTCTCAGTCACTGCCCGGTCAGTCGCGTTCGATGTGAAGCCCGTCTGGTTCTGCACAGCATTCCTGACCGTCAGTCGGCAAGTACGCGAAATCTGCCCGTGATTTCCAGCACCTCCTGAAATCTTGCTGGCAATCCACGGATACTTCTCTTTCGACGTTGCCTGATCAATCTCGCGCTCGCGCTCACACCACGGTAACGGCTCATCCTCGTCAATCGACATCGGGACGCGAAACTCCAGCTTCCCGTATGCCCGTGTAACCTCCTGCATCCCCGGCGTCTTGCCGTCCATGTCGAACCGCTGCGCATCGGCAATCGTCTCGGTAATCAGAGCAACGCGATCATCGGTATAGAACAGTCCGCCAACCTTCACACACAGCTTCCGCACGTTTGTCGCTTGCTTCCACAGGTGCTTATACTGGTCTGCTTCCTCAGCGTATTGCTGGTCAATCGCAGACTCCGGCAACTTCGGGAAGAATTCAGGCTCAGGGTCTTTCACCGTCAGCGCAGAGACGATCTTGTCCTTTCGTGCGCCATAAATGTTGATTGACCACATGCGCCCACGATCTTGCTGTGTGATTGCCCCTGCACCCAGTCCTGCATTGCCACCCGTCCCGGCAATCACCCACGATCCGCCAGACTTCGCGTTCGTAAGCCACTGGTATCCACGGTCAAACAGCCGCGCCTCAGCCGCTTGTATCACTTCCCAGATGCGGGCAGCGTCCTCATACTTTCCCGCGCCGTCAATCATCTCGCGTATCGCTGTGACAGTATCGACTCCCAGTTCATCGGGGCCATACATATCCTCTGGCGACATCTCAAACGGCGCGTACAGCCCTAGCTCAAGTTTGGACGTATCCATTGGCTTGAGTTCTACCGCTTCGCCTACTTCTTCCGTCTCGTCTGTTGATTCAGTGGCCATCGGGATTATCGTACTACGCTATTCTTTTGGGGCGTAGAACTTCGTTTGTGCTTCGATTGCCTGTGCCTGCATCTGTTCAAACGATGGCTCGGTCACGGCTGGCACAACTGGAGGTTTTGGCTTCACGGCTACAGGCGGATTGGTTCTGACGTAGGTGTATTCCAGCAACTCGATCCGCACGGCATCGCGTACCAAATCGACCAGCCACATGCGGAACTCAGCCTTCCAGCGTTGGATCATTTGACGAATCTCCCGTGCGCTCCACGCTTCTGCCTGTGAACGAAGTATCCCACCGCGTATCCGATGCCAACACCGATAGCCAATCCAGCGTAGAAGATCATTTCCACCACTCTCCCCCGTCAGCCTGTTTCTCCTGCCTTGCGTACTCCCGCAATTGTATCAGGTAGTTCGCCATCGGATCGGGAGTTGCTGCCAATTCTTCCTCAACCTTCTCACGATGCGTCTTCGCCGGGGCATTGAACGCGAACGACATTGCCAAACAGTCTCCATCGTCCGGTGACGACATCCCACGCTTCTTCATATCATCCTTCTTCTCAAGCTGAATCTGATTCTTGCCGCTGAATCCGTACTCCGGCGTTGTCAAATCCATCTCAAGCTCAGGGTCGTCGGGAATATCCCCTCCGCCATTCAGCCATCCCTTCATCAATCCCCAAACCTCAGCCCTGCGATTGAAATACATATCAGGGTCGGCAGGTCTTGCGCCTCCATGAAACTCCACAAGTCGGTGTTCGGGTTGCTTTACCCACTCGACCATGTTCTTTCGCAGGATGTCCACGACAGGCCCACCGTTTCCGTCGCCGTCAATCACCACCATGCGAGCCTTGTGTAACACGATCTGCTCTTGGATGTGACCAGCCACGTTGACTGCATCCTGGCCGCGCAACTTAGCGAGAGTCTGCCATCGCAACCCCTGGCGCAGCCCGATGATCGTTCTGTCATCCCCAAACCGCGCCACATCACACGAGATGATCTTTGGCATCCGCTCATAAGTCTCAACCGGCAACATACGCTTGCGGGCCACAGACACAATATCAGCGGGGATAAACTGATTCCCCCCAGCGCGTGGGAACTCTCCCTTGACTCTAACCCTAACAAAATCAGAGTCTTCGCCATAATCTGCAACCCATTTGTCTAACTGTTCTTTGTTCGTGCCTTCGATTCCCCGTGAATCAATATGCCGTGTCTCCCAGCGATGCTTGTATCGTCCAAAGCATTCCCTGAATCGCCCCGTGTTCTTAGTAGGATTGCCGAACGCCAGCCAAATGATTTCAGTGTTCTCGTCAGTCAGTGCGCCCTCTGTGACCTCCCATATCTTGTCCGAGATGGCCGACGCCTCATCGTATACGACCAAGATGCGCTTGCCCCTGTTGTGCAGCCCCGCGAATGCTTCCGTGTTGTTCTCAGACCACGCAATGCGGTCGATCCGCCACAGCCGTTCATGCTCTTTGTCTTTGACGCTGATCGTCGTCGCTCCCACGTTGAACCAGTGCGTCGTTATCGACATCCCGAACCACTTGCAAACCTCCGGCCAGGTCTTAGTCTGCAACTGGCTCTCTGTGTTAGCCGTGACCACCACGCGGCAATCCTCGCAGGTGTCTACCGCCCATTTACACACCATCGCTATCAACGCAGTCTTGCCGATGCCATGCCCAGACGCAATCGCTAGCTGCAAGGGCGTTGCCCAGGAATCAGACTGAAGGTGTGCGCTAATATCCGCCAGCACGTCACGCTGCCACTGGCGCGGGCCGGATGAGTCGGCAAGCTCGCCCTGCTCTTGCCACGGAAAAGCATACATCGCGTAGCCGAGCGGGTCGCGGCAGAATCGCCCTATGTCCGTGCGTAGAAGTTGCTCACTCATTTACGGAACCTTGCGGGAACGTAGTACGCAGGTTTGGTGGAGCGGGCTGGAATCGAACCAACCCTCACATCGGATTTCGCAACCACGACCGACGGCTCTGCCATCTGAGCTACCGCCCCATCTTTGTCCCAAGTGATCTTCTTACATTTCGCGCATCTCTTAGGCTTGGAGTCGGCCAGCCATACATGCCCACATCTATCGCAACGCCACGCTTGCACCATTAGTACGCTCATGCACTAATAGTACACTCACTCAATCCCCACGCGCTTGCGGGCCTGCGAGATGCTTGCAGCCAAACTAACCTCAAGAGGCCCACCGCCCGGCCCGCTGATCTCTGTCTGTTGCAACACGCGCCCCTCAACCCGATCCGCTATCTCGCTCGCCGCGCTCACCTTCGACTTCCCTTTGATCGCCTCAGTTGCCATCGAAAGCGCAATCGCCTCTGCAAACGTGCGGCCCTGCGAATCGCCCGGAATTGGTTGTTTCATAAGGGCTTCGTAGGCTTCGGTGAGCGGCTTCTTCTTGGGGCGACCCGACATATTCCCAGATTGCCCAGGCTTCCACTTGTTCGCCTCCATCTCCGGCGTCAGCTTCGGGACGTAGGGCGTGTTTCCCTGCGTGTTTCCAGGCATCTCGGATTGGGCTTCGTCTGCCATGCGTACGATTCTATACCAACTC